ATCCCATGCCCCGGAGTGGCTGGTCTTAAACTTATACAGCCCTCCCTCATATGTGCAGTAATCTCCTTTCGCATAGGTTTCCGCCGCACTAAACGCATCCGCCACGATGTCGTTGTCGGCTTTATTGGCCTGTTCATCTTTCACTTCATTGATTGCAGACACCGCATCATTTTTTGCTGTGGTGTGCAAAGATGCCAGATTGCCGACTTTATCCAAAGGATTTCCAGCTGTAGGAATTCTATCACCAGTTTCTTTATTTACTGCTCCAACGCTCATATCTTATACCTCCTTATTCAAAATACACAAGCACATAGTCAACACCTTCGGAGTTCATCGTCTGCCCTGCGTCTACACCGTTGATAGTTAATACACCAGATGCAAACGACAGCGTGATGTTGTTCTCGCCAGAGTTCGGGGTTCTCCAAATAACTCTAACCTGGGTCTGTGTCGGAATAAAGCTATTCGTCCATACAGCACTGTCTTTGCGTGCAAACCATGAAATATATTTTGCGTTTTCCCCGATATTGATAGAGTGCTGGGTCTCACCTGTTCCTGTGTACTCCACTATTTTCAACTTGGATAAATCTTGTGGAACACTAGAACCACCAGTCGCTGGAACTACATAATAAACACTGTATGCTCTGTTGTTCATGTTGCAAGCACCACCAGCATCTCTGCCTGTGATTGTCATGACGTTTCCGGAATATGAAATTCCGACTGTGTAATTGCCACCGTTACCACTCGCATTTGGAGCGTTATTGCTGCCAGTAGACCAACGAACTTCGGACATTTTGCTACCCCACGGAAATGCGTGTATGCAGTGCCAGTCGCCACTCTGCTCTACAGCTGGGTCTGTTACGATTTGTACAATCATTTTTGGAGTTTCTGTTCCGAAATCAATAGTCTTTGTAGTCTGACCGTCGCCAGTGTAGTCTTTCTTTTTGATTTCAAAATTGCCGCCAGAGATAAAATCATTTGTGATTTGGTAGGTGTCGAATGATTTTTTCTCTTCGATTGTAAGCTGTTCCCATTCTTCTAATGTCCCGACAAACTCATTTTTGATTCCAAGATCTCCAAGAGATTTATTGCCAATCAGCGTAGTTCCGCCGATCTGCGGCTTGTTCTCCAGATCTTCATAATCATCTGTTCCGCTGCCTGCCTTTTTGATCAGTGCAAGCAGGATCTCATCACTCAACATTCTATCTTCCATGATCTCTCCCCTCCTTACTGCTTATGCCATGCATTATCTTCGCCAGCGAGATACACGTCCCCAGTCCCGACGATGTACAATGCGCTGTCCGGTGTGAATTTCCAAGAGCTGTCACATCCGGGGATGTCCGCCGGAACCGGAAGCGTTCCCGGGAGTGTGTCTGCAAAGATGGTCGCCTTCACGTAGTTCTGTTCCTGCTCATAGATCAGCTTGCTCTGTGTTACCTTCATTGTGTTTCCCTCCTCTTATGTGTGTTATTCAAACCAGATTTTTTTGAATCTTGTGGTGCCGCCCCAACAGCTTAAACGGATGTATGTCGGTACCTTGTCCAGATCGCCGGCAGAAAACGTGATGGTCGCTGTTTCCTCCGTTTCCTGTTCGATTCCCATCCCGCCGTTGGTGTTTAGCCCCAAACTGATGGAACTGAGATATCCAGCAGAAGGTGTATACATCACGTTAATGTTAGCAGTACCACCGCGGTCGTTCGGGCCTGCGTTCGGCAGTCCTACAGCATTACCGGATACAGTGACTTTCATGCATGTGTAGCCTTCCGTCTGCAAATCCTGCATGTTGACCGGCAGATAATAGCAGACACCACATTGGGATCCTGTCCTGCTCCGGCCTACGCCTGTGATGGCATTCTGTTCGATCACATAGCCATCTTCCTGCAGCGTTCCGTAGCAGGCCAGTATGGCCTCCGTGCCGATATACTGGGCCATGTAGCCGCCCTCAATCGCCTGCTGTCCTGTCGCCATTCCCCACTCTTTCGGGGTGCTCTGGATGTTGGTGTCAAAGTCAAAACCGCTCACCATCCTGTTGAGATTAAACCGCCCATCGTCAAAAATGACATTTTGGGCAAGCGGTGCAACACCGGCCTTGATATTTTTAGCGAATACATATGCACTCGATATAATCACGACAACGCACCTCCTACCATTCCAAACGCTACGCCGATGACGTGATCCCCTGCCGACAGATTACCCGTCAGGAAATCCAGTGTTAGGATGTGGTCTCCCTCATAGTAGTCCTGATGCAGGGCCGTCTGCTGTGTCCCGTCCACTCCATACAGCACTGTCAGCGTTGCCGGAGTGCCTGCGGCCGTCTCCGTGATGTGGAAATTGACCGTCGCGCAGAATCTCGCCTTGGCAGATTGCTCCAGTTTAAAGTATGTCGCCATCACGATCTTGGATTCCGTGTCCGCTATGCTTCCGGTGTCCTTCGTCTGCGGAGTGACGTAATCGTAGGTGATCTGGTCAATCTTATCCTGTGTTTTTGCCTCCGATGTTTTGACGGCCTGCTGTGTCTGCTTGGCGGCCTGTTGCACCGCCTGATTGACTGCGGCCTTTTCTACAGTCAACACAGTCCCGGCTACATCCTCAAATTGCAGGCCGATCACAGCGCTTTCGTAGCGGTCAAGTAATACATTCCATTTGACCTCTGTCACTTTTGCCAGTGTGCTGATTCCCAGAGGTTCAAAAACCACCTTGACCGTGTCGCACAGATACAGCGGGGTGGCGATGTCGCTATCCTCAACATAGGATACCTCGATCGATACCCTCGGGATCCCGATAGATGAGCGGTCAAGCCAGTCCTGCGCCATCGTCCGCAGATCGTTCTCCGTCGGCACGCTTGCGAAGCTCTCCGTCATATCCAGCGGCATCACTCTCGGATACGGATATAGACTTGCTGTGGATGCCAGAAGCACCTTTTCCGTCAGATCTACATAGTTCCCGTCAGAATCGGAATAATACGGATAGATCCCGGTGATGGTATCCTCGATGCTCTGCTCTTGTGTGATGTCGGTGATGTCCTTCCCGTACCTTACCACCTTGCCACGGTTCGCCCCTCTGGATTCCAGGATCTGGACGTTGAACATGTCCCATTTGACCTCTGCACCGAGTACATCCAGCAGATTGCCGTCAATGCCACCGATCACCGCCCGCACGCTGTCCGGTGCAGTGATGGCGAAGGTGCCTGTCAGTATGTCCGTGGTGAAGGTGAACGGGTTGGAAACCACGCTCTTGCTGCTTAAATAGCCCACCGCCTCCGATGGTGTCGCCGCTTCAAACGGCTCTACCGGGATTGCGGTGAGCTGATAGGATATATGCTGCGCTCTGATGGTAGTCACTCCATCAATAGCGTCAGTCACATCATAGATGCGGAAGGCCTGCGGATTGGGATCCTGCGATGCACGGCAGTAGATGATATTGCTGTTCAGGAGCTGCCCGAAATGCCGCCCACCAACCGGATATTCCATCTCCAGCTCATAGATTCCATTCCGCTCTTCCGTGACGATGCAGGATATCGCATCCGCCAGCCGCCCGAGGCCGTTGCTTGTGAAGTTTTGCTCGTTTGCTCCGTAGAGTATAGGGATCATTACAGCCTCCACCATCTCGGGGTGATCTCGACCTTGGAAACACCGCTCAAATCAACGATATTTGACCCGCTGGCGAGCGTTGGAAAGTCATCCACAGAAATATACTGGTTTGCATTGTTTGACCCGTAGAAAGCCTCTTGAAGGTCGCAGTCAATGTCAATATACGCATAGGAATGCGCCGATACAGTGATCGTTGCACCGTTCACCGTCAGCGATCCTGTGCCGTACACCCTCAATATGGGTTTCGCTTCCATGTCTGTGGGATTGGTGATGGTTCCGTCTGCTGTGTACTGCACGGCTGTTTCGCCTGTTTTCAGGAATCTCTGCGGTTTGCAGTTGAATACCAGATCAAAACTCCCAGCCTCCAGCCATCTGACCGGATCCACAAGCATTCCCTGTGAGAGTACAGCCAGCCGAAACTCTTCCGGGTGGTAGGTGTCTTCCAGTCGCACATAGTCCGTCGGTTCCAGCAGCTTATTCGCCCAGTTTCGCAGATTTCCGGCGAAATTCCGCACGATAAATGCCGGATAGGTCACCTCGATATTCTTGTACCGCCCGTGGTCAATGATCAGGTCGCCGTTCCTTCCCGGAACCTCTATCATCTCACGGTCGCGGGCCGGAGCATTAAACACCCCGGAACCGCTGATATATACCCCGTATGTCTTGCTATTGATACTGTTAAATGTGAGTGAATTCAGGCCCATGCTGATCTCCTCTGTGCTACGCTTGTCGTGATCCGTCTGTCTACCGCTATCGCCAGATCGTTGATGTTCTGCCCGGGTGCCCCGTTGATCGTGTTGGCAATGTTAAATGTGAGCGTGGACGCATTCACCGGCTGTGCGACTGCTGCCGCCATATCTTCTGCCGCCTTGCGCACCTCCGGGATATTGTCCTTGATGCCCTTAGCGAATAAGTCCATCATGTCCGGTGCAAACGTGTGGAAGTTCGACAACGGCCCTTTTTCCGGTTCAGAAAATCCCAGGAATGCCGCTATCTCTTCCGCTGTCGCTTCCAGTTCTCCGGTCAGGTCGCTCACCTTCGATTTGATTCCGTCAATGAAACTCTGGATCATGTCTGCGCCCCACGTCAGGGCCTTTCCGGGAAGCTCCTCAATCCATGAGATAGCCTCACCGATTCCCTCCACGATCGCATCCTTGATTCCTGTCACCTTTTCGACGATGCCATCCCAGAGTTGCTGGAAGATCTCGAGCGTCTGCTTTAACAGATCCGCCCAAAACTCAATGGCCTCATAGACGATCTGATCCAGCTTCTCCCGGATGGATGCACCGATCTCCAACAGCATCTCGATCACTCCCTGCACGATCTTGGCAAGGATGAGCAACATGGTCTTGAGGAACACATTGAGATACACGTCTATATTGTTGATCAGGTTATTGACTAGCGTTTCCGCTATATTTTTGAGGTCTGTCCAAGCCGCCTCCCAGTCGCCATGCACCAGATCCGTGACGAGCTTGACCATGTTCGTGATAATATCAATAAAGGCCATAATGCTCGGGATGATGCCGTCCACTATCGTACCCTTGACCAGTGTGAGGATCTCATCACCAAACGCATCCCAGAGCACCTGCATCAGCTCCTGAAACGCTGTCCATAGCTCGCTCAATGCATCGAGCAGAGGCTGGATGGATACCTGGATCTCACTAAATATGCCGCCGATATCATTGCGGAATCCCTCATCCGACTGCCACAGGGCCACGAATGCCGTCGTTAGCGCTGCGATGGCTGCAATGGCTATGCCGATCGGGCCTGTTATTCCGGCTACCGCTGTACCGATCTCCGGCAGAAACTGTATCAGTGATCCGATGCCGCTGATCAGCCTGCCGCCAACCGACAGAAGCGGTCCTATGGCAGCCGCAATGCCCGCAATTTTGATGACATTCTGCTTCTGTGCGTCGTCCAGCTTCGTCCATCGGTCTTTCAGCTCTTTGGCGAAGTCGTTCACCTTCTTCAGGGCCGGAACCAGCATATCCTGCATGGTCGCCGCAATGTCTGCACCGGTGATCTTCAATTCGTTCAGGATGGTTTTTAGCTCATCCACCGGATTGATGGTTCCCTCAAACGTTCGCTCTACCGTACCAATGACGGACATATCCTTTTCGAGGTCTTCCATCGACAGGCGACCGCTCGCCGCCATATCAACAAAGCGATCTGCCGCCTTTGAACCAAATACATCGACCGCCATCGCGAAATCTTCCGCAGATACCTCACCATCCTGCAGAGCTTCCAGCATATCGGCAAGGCCTTCGGTGACACTAATGTTGTCTTTCTTCCAGTTGACCGCCGCCTTTGACAGTCCGGCAAGCGCCTGCGATGCGTCCACGCCGTTCTGTTCGAACTTTCCGAGCAGTATGACCGATTCATCGAAACTCAGGCCAAGATCCCGAAGAACCGTGCCATTGCTCTCGATGGTGGACATCAATTTGGATACGTCCGCACCTGTCGCCTGACCGGTTGCCGCTAACAGATCCAGCATCTCGCCCAGATCTTCCACGTTCATTCCAAACTGTTGCATCAAACGGGATGCGGAGCCGATGGAACCGTTTAGATCTGTGTCTGCGATGTGCGAAAACTTAATGAACTGCTCGGAAACGTCCTGCAGATCCTGATCCATCAGGCCAAAACGTGTGTTGACTTCTCCGGCTGCGATTCCTGCCTGTTCAAACGATGTCGGCAACGTGGTAGCGATGTTGTTGACCGTATCCTGCAGGGATTCCAGTGTTTCCCCGGTCGCTCCTGTCTTCTTCACAACGACATCCATAGCCGCATCGACTTCCGTCCACGCTGTCATGGACGCAGCACCCACCGCAAGGATCGGACCGGTGACATACTTGGTCATCGTGTCGCCCACAGCGGTCATTTTCGCACCGGCCTCTTGTACCTTTTCGCCAACCTCGCCCATCTGCTGGGCCACAAGCTGTGCCTGTTGCTTTCCAACGCTGCCGAAGTCCTTCAGCTCGCCTTCCAGACCTTTGAGAGACTGCTGTGTTTCGACGATCTCACGCTCCAGCGCTCTCTGCTCTTCCGTCACCTCTCCGGTGGCGTTGTTGGCCTTCATCTGTTCAAGAGCCTGTTTCTCCTGCTCCAGCTTGTCTTTGGTCGCAGTGATGGCCTCGTTCAGATAGTCCTGTTTCTGCTTCAGTAGTTCCACGTTCCCGGGATCCATCTTGAGCAGATTATTGACATCCTTCAGGCCGTCCTGTGTCGCCTTGATGGTATTGTTGGCGGCCTTTAAGCTATCTTGTAGCTGTTGGGTATTGCCGCCGATCTCGATTGTAATGCCTTTAATACGGTTTTTAGCCATATCTTACCACCTGTCAAAGTCTTCCTGACTTGCTTTCCTTGTTCCGGCCTGATCCTTGTCTGCATAGTCGTTGTTGCTCTCGATGATCAGATCCATGACAAGACCTTCTTCTATCTCGTCCAGATCATCCATCCGCAGGCCGATCTGCAATGCACGGAGCATATAGATCGCCGTGTTTATTTCCCGTCCGCTGCCGTCTCCGTCTCGCTTTTTTTTAATTCAGAGTTGGATTCCTTCTGGTGGATGTACACCGAGATGATATCCTTTGCCGCCTGCATGATGTCGATCTGGTCAAACTGCTCTAACCATTCCAGATAGTCATCCGTGGACAGAGCCGCCATGTTCGCACCATCTGCCGCTTTTGCCATGATAAAGCCTACCTGCTGTATTTTTTCAACAACCGACATGTCGATATTTTCTGCATCCAGAGCCATCAGCTCCTTCATGATGTCCCCGTGAAATACGTTTCTGTAGCGGATCGCTGTCGCCGCGCTCGCACGCATTTCCACGTCCTTTTCTCCGATTCTGACTGTTTTCTGCATATATCCTTCTCCTATCTTTTAAAAAAAGGGGAGAGAACCGAGGTCCCCTCCCGTGTGTGATTG